CAAAGGCTTCTTGAACAGCTTCCCACTTGCCAGGTTCCCCAGCTTCTAGTAGCATCCTCTTTACATCTCTAATAGCTGTAAAGTTTCCAGAGTTGCCTAGATATCTAGCGATCTTCTCTGGACTATCCGAATTAGTTATTAATCTAACATAGTCTTTACTAAGCATTTCTTCCTTAAACCTAGTTCTGACTGCGGCTGTTCTCCACAGAGTAGCACCCTCACTTGTAATCTCCCTACTTAATGTTGGATTGCCACACAGTAATGTTTCCTTCAGGAAAGTTTTTGCCAATTCCTTCGATTTTACAGTAGCGGCATTGATAGTTCCAGGATGTGTCCATATCCAACTTGGAATACTAGGCGCAAAGTGCTTCGTATAAATCCAATCTACCATTCGTATAATCTTTTGAGGAGCTTCCATATCTTTTATAGGAGTTGTCTGACCTGCGTCCCAGTATAGTCCCCCCTTGTCCAGCGTCATAAACACAGAAGCAGGCTCTATTGACTCACTTATATATGTGGTCTCTCCTGAGTCTGGCTCATCATAAGAACGATTAGCGTAGGTAACGGTCAAAAGGGCTTTTGTGTATTCTCCTGCTTCAATTCCTAGCAGAGGATCTATAGCAACATCTCTGCAATATACGTTCCTTATCGGCTCATCACCGAAGTCATATTCTTGTGGAGGATAAACAGTACCTCCGGCGATATAGCCTAGAAGCTCTTTTGCTAGCATGATTCTTTCTTCCCATGCGCATTGTAGTTTATCAGTAACTTGTATATCAGTTTTTGTTATTCTCTCTTGTGGATAGCCAGGTACTCTGTCATAAGATACTATTGCCATTTTAAGCTCCTACAGTTCCTACCCCCGGTAGTAATAGGTTTGTTTCTTTCGCATACGTTCTTATATCATTAAGCACTTTTGTTTGTATTTTAACTGCATCGGTAGTTTTTTCTTGAGCGGACACAGTGGGATCTGCCTTCATTCCAGAGATCATACGAGACCACGCTTCACGAATACCAACAAAGCCAAGCTTGCCTCCTTCTGCAGCTGCTTTTGTGGGAGCTTTTGCTGCATCACTAATAGCCTCAGCGGCAGATGCCGATTTGGTTGCATTTTCAAACTCTGCTCGAATTTGTTTCCACTTCTCATCAATTTGAGCATCCATTTTATCAACAGCTGTGCTAAAGTCCTTGAAGGGTTTTTTAAGTCCTGGAGGCATTTTAATCTCGCGCAGTTTGACCGCTGCCGCTCTGGCTAGAGTTTCCTCCCATGTTTTTGTCGGTATCTTCTTGATTTCTGGTATTATTCTAGGAGATGGCCGACCTGCAGTAATCGTCATCAAGGGTTTCTCTGGCAGTATCTTTTCTCGAATCCACTCTTGAGCTCTTCCTAAGGGACCAAGTATTGCATTAGCACTATCGATACCAATCTTTTTCATCAAAATTAGAAGCTGCGTGCCCCATCTTTCAAACTCGGCAAGAGCTAAACCGAGTCCATATTTGATAGCAGTGTCAAGCTCCCCTGATTTCCACAGATTCACAAGCAGTTGCCAGAATGCCTGAACTCTGTTGTACGCCTTGTCTAGTCCTTTGCCGATAGTAATCCTGTTCTTCTCGAAGAATATAGTAATCTTACTCGTAATTTTCGTTAGGCCAAGAATCACTTTTTCTGTTGCAGGTTTAATAGCATCGCCAATAGCAATACCAGCGACCACAAAGGATTGTTTCAGTTTATCGAATTTGAATCCTAATGTATCTGTTTGTTTAGCAAATGCTTCTTGTGTATCTCCAGCAGAATTCATTGCATTATTATAATCTCTTAAAAATCCAGTCTGATCTTTTATCAAAACATTCAGAGCTACACGAGCACGTATCTCAGAGAAAATGTTTTTGAAGATTTCCGGTTGCAGTTTTGTCAAATCTTTTAACATTCCAGTTAGTCCTTTGGTTCTTAATGCCTCAACAGAAAGCTCGACACCATGTTCTTTGGCAAGTTTTACTGCTTCTTCGGCTTTTCCTTGGAGTGTTACAAGAGCCATTCTTAATCCAGTGACGGCTTCTTCAGTACTAATTCCACCTCTAGTAATGGTTGCAAGAGCGGCACCAACTTCCTCCATTGCCACACCTGCAGTTGCAGCAATTGCGGTAACTCTTCCAACAATCGGAGCAAGCTGTCCAAAAGTAGTTTGTCCTGCTTTAACAGTACTAAATAATATATCAGAAATTTTACTTGCTTTGTCTGCAGACATTCCGTAAGCATTCAAAATACCAGTTATTGCATAAGCGGCTGTTGAAGTATCCGTTATTCCAGCTTTCCCTGCTTTAACACTTACAGTCAACACACTGATAGCTTTGTCTGCTGCGACGCTCGCACTCAGGATATTATAAAGGCCTTCCGCCAACGTTTTGGTGCTCTCTCCATAGATGATGGCCATCTTTTTTATTTGTTCGGAGTACTTTGGCAAGTATCTGCTTGTCTGTTCATCCAGCATCGTGTGTACATTAGCCATCGCCTTCTCGAACGTAACAAAAGCGTATGTAGACGCTGTCCCAATAGCTACAATAGCTAAGGCCATTTTTTTAGCTACGGAGATTAGTTTTTGAACAGCAGCCTGCATCGAAGCCATAGCTCTCGTTACTGCAGCTTTAGCTTTGGCGAGCCCTCGTTTCAAAGGTCCAAGCTTTGCACGAATCTCGACAAATGCTTTCATTAAGGCCATTATCTTTTACCTTTCCCGAACATTCTCATTGCTGTCTTATGAGCTATCTCTCCTGTAAGTACTCTTGGCTGTGAAGAACCGGAACCAGACTCCATTGAAAGTATTTTACCAATCTCTCTCAGAAGGATGGTGAACTGTCGTACTGTAAAGTTCATCACCTCTTGCAAACTGAATCCATAAAATCTACATACTAACGCGACGGCGGTCACTTCCGAGATTGTTTCTTTTTTTTTGTTTTTGACGTACTATCTTTCGGCAGGTCAAGCTCTGGGAACATAGCATCCGTTACTTTATCCAATACGTTAGGTGTAATAAGCTGCATCACCTGATTTAGAGCGATACCTGGATGTTTATACTTTAGGCTCAAATACGCTAGATGACCAAGGCCTTCTATGGTTTCAGACTCAGCTTGAAATTCCTCCTCAGTAACAGGAGTGTCTGTTATCTTCAGTAGTTCAGCAGGGTCGATACCACCAATTTTCGCGGCATCGGCAATCAAACGTTTGCGACGTTCATCATTTATTTTTCGGCGTTTGTCTTTTACGTGTGCTCTAAACTCGGCCATATCAGCTAAGTTTAACTCTACAAAAATAAATTCTTCTGAACCAATCTTTACTTTTGTAGTCTTGCGCACGTAACCAGTTAAGTCTATGGCCATTCTACAATCTCCTAATTTGGGTTTTCTATTTGGGTTTTTAAGCTAACGTATTAGCTATCGTACTTGTAAACTGGAAACTATAGGTCACTACCTCGATATCGTTCATATCAACTCCGACATCTACACCGGTGCAAATCGCCTGACCAGTGTATCCTTTGCCGGCTGTAGTGGAAATTCTCCATAGCTCTAGAGTAGCTGTGTCTCCTTCGGTAATAACAAGATCGCCACCTAACTTACAAGTAACAGTTGCTGTGCCTCCTTTGAATCCAACTTCTCGTGTCTTGCCGTAACTCGTGGCGTGCATTACTGTACTTTCGGCCGTGTCTGCTATTATTGTACAGGACCACTCAGTCACTTGAGCGAGTGTTGAAATTTCCCATACAGCGGCAGACCCTTTGCCATGAAATATAGCTGGTGCCATAATATATTCTCCTTAAAGTTAAAATTTTAGTTATAGGTAGATTGGACCTTCAGTATCATCTCCTACAAACGAATAGGAAATTTTACCGACGTCGTTCATGTTCACTGTCTCTGTCTGCTCTATACAAACCGCTGTGCTGATTCTAAAGTATTTAGTACTGTTGACGTACAAATCCAAGTTTGCATTGGTGCCCACCTTTATGGTGCCTTCGGTCATAGCATTAGCCTCAACTGTGGCTACTACATCGATAAAACCTGCCGACCAACTCTTCCATGTGTTTGTCATAACCGTTGACTCAGCTATGTCTCCAGATACAGTCATAGTC